TCAAGAAGACATCAAGGACGGAACCATGCCTCAACAGTATGATACCATTAGCCGAAGATTTGATTCGTCAAGAAGCGCAATTCATCCCGATCTGACTTTAAGACCGATCAAATATACATTTAACCACGCTAACTTGATAGAAAATTACTATGACTTAAGTTCTATCCCTGCTGTAGATCGAATCTATAAAATAACCGGAGATTCTCCAGCAGTTAGTAATACCGTTAACTTAGAAAACCTACCGAGCATAAATCCAGGTGATCAAGCCTCTTATAAGACCATTTTAGCATATCAAGGATCAGATGCTTTTGCATCTTTTTAAATTATGGCTATTTTTACATGTTATTGTATTGTAAAATGAAACGACTCTAGATTTATTAGAGTTCGAGCCCCATTTGATACCATTGAAAATCACAAAGGACAGTCAGATTCTGGTAGATATATCAGAATAGAATCATATACTGATCTGTCTTATAAAAAACAAAGATCTGTGTTAACATCAATAGATTCAAACGGGGACACGGTTGTTAAGTTTAAGACCAAGGAATCAGCTATCATATACAACGCTGAGCCCGTCTTTAACACGACTGACGTCAAGAATTTATCCTATACTGCCCTGTTCAATATAAGTTCAGGCAATAATTCGGTTCAATTTCTGAACGGATACGATAATGAAACATCTAAAGGTCTTAGAATAACAGGTCAATTTGTTAGATATACTGGAACTTCTCCCGAAGGGGATCTTACTATTACGGTAGAAATTAATAATACTAGTGAGTCTCACATAATCAATAATCTTAATTCTGAGGATTGGCATGCTATCGTAGTATCAGCATCAAACGAGTTCAAACAAAAAGGGGTCTACATATATTCTATAAATGAGGATCCAGCCGATATAATAAACCATAATGACTTTATTAAGATTTATGAAAGTACCTCAGAAATGTCAGTTGCCGAGTTTGCACTTACAAATAGCAAATACTATATACCTTCGTCTAACATGTCACTTGCAAATATCAGACTCTTTAATACAATGCTTAAGGAGGATGACCATGATTTTATTCTAAGTCAGCAGTACATAAAGGACGAATCTAAACTAATCATCATAGATAACTGTAAGCCTCAGTTAAATCTGCCTTACATCTCTAAAAACAGATAAAATATGCAAAGTACTAATCACGAAAATATCACCAATAAAAATACTCAAGATATATTTTTGAGGAATGCCACTCTTTCCTTATTAGATGTTTTGAATAGAAAGATCATAATCGATCTAGTTAGAAATGGAAAGATAGAGAAGCACGAGGTACCATTCTTCTATAACTTTGCTGGAACTGGTGGATTTATGCAGGATTTCTTCATAGATCTTCCAGACGATTGTAAGTATCCTGAATTTGCAGAAGGAAACTATGACGTTGTGCCGAGAGGGATAGTCACGATTAACAGTTTTGCGATTAAACCTGGGGATATAACTAACAAATTTGTTAGAGGAACATTTACGCAAGAAGAAAGAAATATTAACGATGAAAAAATTATGAAGGCCTATTCATCTAGGCTTTATAGTCTCCCTATGGATATTAAGTTCGACCTAAAAATCAAAACCGATAACCTAAACAAGACTTTTAAAATCATAGAGAAAATATTTGACTTTTATTATAAGAACGAGGTTGTCTATTTTCAATACCGAGGAATAAGAATACCAGCACAAATAAAATTTCCAGACTCAATAACTAACGATAAGAAGTATAACTTTGCATATACTGATGATACCTATGTTAATACTTCTTTTTCGATAGATATGGAAACATATTATCCATCATTTGATGACTCTTCTACCATGTATAAGGGTAATGTGATCAGACAGTGGGGAGCTGGCACTAAAATAGATGGATCTAATACTAGAATAAGCATGGATTGGATTGATCAAGATCACCCGAAAAAAGAATAATTTATAATGATATCTAGAATAAAAAGCTTTTCAGAATATGTAGGAGACGGAATAATATCCGAGAACCTAAAGTATCATATTGATAACGATATATCAATCACAGAGTCTGTATTTAGACCTGGAAGCTCTGCACATATTAAACTCTTATCCGAGGCCAGATCATTATATGAAAGTAAGGAGATCAACCTATCTCAGATTGATTCCGGGCTACTTGAGGGGACTGATCTTGGTTTAACTGATACATATAATGGATTGGAGGTTCCGTTAGACCTGCCAATCGAGGATGCATCCTTGAATGAGGCTAAATATCAAGGCAGAAAGGTAGACTTAAATAAGCCTAAAAGAAATCCGAGCTCAGGAGCAAAGTATGTTGTTTACGTCAGAGATCCTAAAAAGAAAGGTAAAAACAAGGTTAAAAAGATAACCTTTGGGGATCAAAAAGGAGGTCTGACCGCAAAGGTTAGTAATCCAAAGGCCAGAAAAAGTTTCGCTGCTCGCCATAGATGTTCCGAAAAGAAAGATAAAACTAAAGCAGGATACTGGGCATGTAGAATTAATCGATACGCTCATCTCTGGGGAGGTAAAACATATCCTGGATATTGGTAATGGACTTACCGTTCGACAAAATAGAATCAGGTAGCGACTGGCAAATTAGAGAATTTAAATCAGACGTTACACTAGAAGATCTGAAGTGGCATCGAGATCTAGAGGATCGCTGGGTAAAGTCTACTCACAATTCAGACTGGATGATACAGCTAGAAAATTCTCTTCCAATATCTATACAGGAGGAGACGTTTATTCCAGCTAAAAGTTGGCATAGACTGATCAAAGGAACTGGAGATTTAAAGGTCCTAGTTAAAATAAATAATATAGATGAAGACTCACGTTCATAATTATCAACAGTTTCTACTTCTAGAGAAAAAGAAGAGAAAGAAAATCAATCCAGGTTACTTAACTAGAGATGCTAAGGCCATGAAAAATGAGATTAAAAAGCACGCGGATAAGGACGATGATGACGCATCTGCATATACTAGTGATCCCAAGGGAGGCTGGAAGGCTGACTATAATCAGAAGACTGGTAAGAAGTGGAAAACTAAGAAGAGCAAACACACTAAGAAATTTGAAAAAATGTTTGGCAAATGATACTAAGCTTTGAAGAATACATATTGAATGAGGCTAGAAAAAATACTAAGAGACCTAAAGGTGCTCCTAAGTGGCATGATTCAGACGCGCCAGACGCAAATGGTAAATTCAAGGAATTAGGTATTCGTGCCCTAGCTAAATGGTTAATTAGAACCAGAGGCGGAGACATGAGAAAGATAACAGGTAGCTTAAATCAACAAGTTGTATTCAATAGAAAGAAAAACCCTAGTTACGCTAAGAAGATGGAAAAAGTAAGAGAAGAAGTCAAAAGACAGCTAGATAAAAAGAAAGGTAAAAAGAAATGAAGCTACTAGGATTTTTAGAATACATTAATGAGTCTTCGAAAACAGACACGGCTCTAAAGAATAAATCAGATAAAACTGGTATTCCTAAAGGCATCCTTAAACAAGTATATAATAGAGGACTTGCTGCTTGGAAAACTGGGCACCGACCCGGAGTAAGCCAACATCAGTGGGCAATGGGTAGAGTTAACTCTTTTGCCACAAAAGGTTCAGGTACTTGGGGAGGAGCTGATAAAGATCTTGCGGCTAAGGCCAGAAAGTCAAAAAAGAAAAAGAAAGGCAAATCTAAGAAGAAATGAGATTAGAGAGGTTTGACATGCGGAGCGAACTGTTCCCGGGAGATTCACAAATTGCTCGCTCTGAGATGGGCCAAAATTCTTATGAATACCAGATTCGCTGGGTAGATTCTCCTTTATATTATAAGCGAGAAATAGGAACAGAGTTATGGTCTTTCTGTACTGATAAAGAATTTGCTGAGGGAGTAATGCCAGATAACTTAATTGTATGGAATCCTGAAGAATATTCAAATAGAATACCCGGAGGGGTAGCAGATCAAATGGTTCCATCTCAATTTGAAGAGTCAGATCTAATAGACGGAATAAGGATAGAAATGGAACACACCAATGATCTTTATATCGCTAGAGAAATAGCAATGGATCACCTGGCAGAAGATCCAGATTATTATAAAAAGCTTAAGAGAATACACAGATGATTTTAAACGCTAGAAATAATGGGTTTGTATTCCTATTTCCTCCTGATTTTTTCTCAGAGGAAATAAAGGAGAAGTATAAGAAATATTATCAGAGTTTAATACTTCCATATGATACTATTGAAGATTTCATGTCTTCTACTATTCAATCAGTAGATTTTCCAGGCTGGAACATGAATCTTGTGTCGCAAACTAGAACTAGAGGTAAGAAACAAGAATATAAAAATTCTAAACCGGTTGAAGATCTATTTACTAGAGAATTCACCCTTACCTTTAAGATGACTGATGCATTCTTAAATTATTGGATCTTCGTAGACAACGCCTTAAATTATGTCAATTTCGATAATAGAGAACAAACTCTTTCTCCGATGAGATTGTCAATGGTAGATAACCAAGGATATCTTGTTTCTACTGTAAGATTCAATAGTCCAATTCTAAAGGGCCAAGACGGAATTAAGCTATCGTATAGCTCAGTTACTCCAGAATTTAGAACGTTTAATGCTAAATTCCAATATATCGATTTTGATTTAGATATTCAATTCAATTAAGGAGTTGCAGATTGGAACCATGCTTTCCATGAAATAGCAGAAGATTGTTGATGTAAGCTTGAACTTACCCCATTCGTTTTAAACCCGAAAAATAGTCTATCGTTATTTGACATGATAGTAGTGTTTAGAGCCCAATAGAAAGTAGCAACATTATAGAAGTAACTTGTTCCTTGCTGGATTAAAATCATAGTTCGATCCGATCCTATAGCAACCATATTCAAGTCATTAGATCCGCTAAGATCTTGGTGAGTGTGAATAAACGGTCTAACAATTAACGAAGTCTGTGTGCTTGTACTATACGTTGCGCGAGCCGTAACCCTCATTACCAAAACAGCTGTATCTGGAGTATCTTCAATAATTGGTATACCACAATGCAATGCTTCCCATGGAAGTAAGTTAGACCCAGTTATTGTACTATTTGCTGATGCAGTCCATGAACTCGCGGCCCATCCACCGTCAACATTACTTCCAACTAAATATTCTCCGGAATTATAAGGAATGGCAAATCTAGAGGCATTAAATGAGGTTTCTGCAATTGGGTTTTCATTAGCCCAGGTTGATCCGATGCCAATTGGCCCTTGTGGTCCAGTAGAACCTTGTGCTCCAGCAGAACCTGCGGCTCCAGTTGCTCCAGTTGCTCCTTGTGTTCCTAGTCCCTTGGCTCCTTGTGCTCCAGTGGCTCCAGTAGAACCTTGTGCTCCAGCAGAACCTGCGGCTCCAGTTGCTCCAGTTGCTCCTTGTGTTCCTAGTCCCTTGGCTCCTTGTGCTCCAGTGGCTCCAATAGAACCTTGTGCTCCAACAGCTCCAGTGGCTCCGGTAGATCCAGTTGAACCTGTGGCTCCAGTTGATCCTGTGGCTCCAGTTGATCCGGTGGCTCCCGTTGAACCCGTAGATCCTGTAGCTCCGGTGCTTCCAGTTGCTCCGGTAGAACCTGTTGAACCAGTAGATCCAGCAGAACCCGCCGCTCCAGTAGAACCCTGTGCTCCAACAGCTCCAGTTGCTCCAGTTGCTCCAGTTGCTCCTAGAAGAGTATTAGTAATTTGGTGAATTCCACAGATGATAGAAGGAATAGCAGGTTCAGTAGCAGTAGCTGCAGCATATTGTAAACTTACATTAGTTGAGTCAGCATCCCACCATATTTCAATATAATCATTAGCGCTTTGACTAGTTCCTATATAATCAATCGTAACCAGATCAGTAAAGGGATCTGAAGAATTTTTAGCTCTATTTAATAAAACATTAGTGCCGCTATTTGGATAATCTGTCCCATTGAGTCTTAACCAGAATGTAGCATAATGTTCATCTGACTGGTCCTCGTTGGAAACCTGGAGAATTGCTGTAAACTTGTAGGTTCCTACAACCGGTAATGTTATTTCAGTTCCGTTTTGAACGGAAATTCCATTCGCTCCAAATGAAGATCCTATATCCACAACTTGAGCCGTATTTACGCTTGATATAGGTTGATCTGTGGTATCATAAAAAGATCCCCACTGTGCGACAACTCCTCCGGGTCCCTGTGGTCCTACTGGTCCTGTCGCACCTTGAGCTCCGGCCCCAGCGGGTCCAGTCGCTCCTTGGGCTCCAGCAGAACCTGCGGCTCCAGTTGCTCCTGTCGCACCTTGAGCTCCGGCCCCAGCGGGTCCAGTCGCTCCTTGGGCTCCAGCAGAACCTGCGGCTCCAGTTGATCCTTGGGCTCCAGCAGAACCTGAAGCTCCAGTTGCTCCAGTCGCTCCTTGGGCTCCAGCAGAACCTGCGGCTCCAGTTG